AAGCCGTTTTAAGCCGTTATTTTAAGAAATCCTATACAACTATACACTTATGAATAAAAACGTGTAAAATCAAAAGGAAAACAGCAAAGGACGTCATCTTTCATCCTTATACCACGCACGTATTATGACGATAAAAAGCTGACATCAGTAATACTTAGGTCATGATTTATTGTCCTTTCTCGCGCACGCATTATGACCCCCAAAAAATCTTCGCGCGTATTAAGACCTGAAGAAAATCTTCCACGCGCGCGATGACCGCTAAAAAATCTTCGTCCTGCTTTCTTTTTTTATTGTATAAAGAAAATAAAAAAAAGCCCGCCCCAGTATCACTACCAGGAACGGACTACATGTAACGCAAATGGAAATCATTTCCCTGTCTGTTTCTTTATTAAGTGTGCAGAATCGAACTGCATAGCTTCCAGGTATTGTAATTCCCGCTACCATTCGGGCATAGTACCTCATTTGGCTGCATTACACAGACACAAGGCGTTTATTCCTCGTGGTTTTCACTCTGCAATTCATCAACACATCAGAAGCATTGTAGTATGCCCTTCCGTTATCATCAATTCTCATGCGTATTGCTCCTTTCTCAACGAGCTTAACCAATGTCTTAGGACCACCTACCAACCTTTCCGACCTACGCTTACCAAACTCTTCACTATCCATCTTAACCAGGATATTCTTCAGTACTACACTTGCGGTTTCGTCATGTAGTAATGTAGCTCTCAGTTTGTTATTGTTGCAAAATACCATAATTGAGTTAGATTTTTTATCTTACGGTTTAATTTTTTATCGCTTTATTTGTTACCGTGACGTAATATTAAATTGACGTACTATTAAAGATATCACATTAACAGGTTTTCCACCTTCAGTAATACTACAATCATGTTCACGTATCAAACTACACAATTATCCTAGAC